AGTTGTAATCATCTATGATAACCTTGGGGTCTATGACCAGTCTGTGCTGGTTCATAATAGGCTCAAGGGTATCTATGATACGAGCTTCCTTCTGCTTACTGTGTCTAACCTCTTCGATGGTCACAGGGTGTGTCTTCATCAAGTAAGGTTTAAACAACTCAGTAAACATACCGTCACCAAAGTTACTCTCTATGAGTACCATGTTAACGTTACTGGTCTTCGCTATCTTAGCTAGAGACTCTAGGGTCTCCTTAGAGTAACCCCCAGTTATGCCTCCAGCTTCAGTTACATAGAGGTAACCATTAAGCATCTTAACGACAGCATAGGCGGTCTCATCGGCACCTCGACCAGAGGGGTCAATAGCCAGTACTGAGCCAGTGTACTCAGAACGTCCTATAAGGCTCTCTGGGGCGTAGTACTTGTCACCCGCAAGGCCAACATTAGGCAAGTCCGAAAGAGGCTTCATAATGCCGTACACGGCCTTCTCAGGGGCAGTATCATTATCACAAGACATAACCATCAAGTCAGAGAGCTTCAGAGGGTATCTGTCAGCATCACTCAATGAAGTATCTAGCATGAACTGTAGGGCAAAGCCTGAGCGACCATAAGACAACTCACGTTCTAATAAGTCATCCTCATCAAAACGCTTAGGGTCTGTGGGTCTACCTGATAGGGCTGTATCTTCTTGTATCTTTTCCAGAAGGAAGGGAGCAAGTTTGTCGCCATAGCTCTTCTCAATCTTTTCTTCTGAGGGGTAACGTGCGGGCCAGATACGTAAGTGATAACCACGCTCAGTAAGTGTGTTGTACAATGACATCTCACACTGAGGTGTACCTAGGTAGATAATCTTACCTTCTGGTTTCAGTACCGCATCAAACTCCTTTACGGACTCACTGAGGCGTTCCCTCATGGTCTGAGTCATGGAGTTGTTAGGTACTTCCACGTCATCGGCAATGATAATGTCAGCACGAGAACCTGTAAGCTGACCTGTGATACCTACTGACTTAACCGAAGCAGAGCCAGAGGCTTTAGCTGGAGCTACGTCAAAGGCTATCTTAGACCACCGTTGGTCTCCCTTAGCTACCAAGTGTTGACAGATTGGCAACTCCATAATGATACGTTGGGTGAAGGTAGAGAAGTCATCAGCTCGTGCTTTGGATGCTGATACGACCATGAACTTCTTGTCAGGGTCTAGCAGTAGTTGATGAACTACGAAAGCACAGGTAATGTATGACTTCCCTACCCCACGGAACGCTTCGATAATGGAACGCCTAGGAGCAGTCTGTAGGAACTCTGCAATGTCATATTGTACAGGTGTAGGGTCTGGTAGGTTTAGGTGTTTCCACACCAAGTACATAAAGTTGCGGAAGTCTTTAAGCTGTTCTGGGATTTCCATTAGATATTCTCTTTGTAGAACATCCTAACCATCTGAGCACAAGTGTCTGAACGTACAATGTCATCAAGGTCAAACTCGATAACACCACAGCCTGTAGGGTCGTGACGGTCTAGCATATCAACAAAGGACATGAGACCACTACGGTTCTGTAGGTCTGTCTGCTTAGGGTCACCCATAAGAACAAGCACAGAGCCTTCACCAATACGTGTAGTGATTGCTTTAAGCTCGTCTATGGTTAACTGTTGAGCTTCATCGACCAGTATCATAGCGTTCTGGAAGGAACGACCACGGATAGTCTCAATAGCTACAGTCTCAATACGACCACGCTTTACGTTGTACTCATAGAAGCCTTTGCCCAATGCCTCGCGCAATACGTCGGTCATCGGCATCATCCAAGGCTCTAGCTTCTCTTCAAGAGTACCAGGCACAGCACCCAAGGACTTACCCGTGGATACGTTAGCTCGTGTTAGAATGATATGGTGGATAGAACCCCTAACCAACCATGAGGCTGCTTTCATACAGCAAGTATAAGTCTTGCCTGTACCAGCAGGGCCAAGGGCTACCATTAGATTCACATTGTCTAAGTCATGGTAGAGTTCGGCTTGGCCTTGGGTCTTCGGGGAGTAGTGAATTGTCGGTTTATGGTTTACTACGTTAGCGGTTTCTTTACGCTTCATAAACTACCTTATTGGTTGCGGCTACGGTTCTCTTTTTTGGTCTGTATACGTAGGTTAGAATAAGCGTTGTTATTAGCGTTACGGTCTTTGTGGTCTACATCTTTACCAGTAAGTGCAGCCTTACCAACCTTCTTAATCATCAGCCTACGAGCTTTAACACGACCAGCTCGTTTCTTCTTTTGTTCAGGTTTTCCGTGGTAGTTCTGGTATTCCTTCTTGTAGTCACGCATTATTGTAATCTCTCAGCCATATCGAATGGGAGAGCACCAAGCAGGTCAGCCATAGGGTTCTCTGCTGTTATTACGTCTAGGTTTGCTCCATTGTCTTTGAGGAACTTAACGGCAACCGAAAGCTCCTGACTTGTAGCCTCGCCAGACTGAACTCGTTGGAGTAAGTCTTGGGCTACAGCAGAATGAAGCAAGTCTATGATGTCTTTACTTTCCATCTTGTTGCTTCCTCTAGCGTTTCTTTGTTACGTCTAGTCCAACCACGACCAAACGTTTTGAATGTTTTAAGCCTTTCATAGAAAGATTGCCGTTTATCGTAGAGGGCTTGTAAGAAATCCTCCTCAGAGGTTCTGTAAGCGTCTCTAACGGCTTTTATTGTCATTGGCCCCACTACCCCATCAGGTGTAGCAGAAGCGGCTTTCTGAAGCTGTTTGGCGGCTCTACGCACACCCATGTTTACCGCAGCGTCAAAGACCATAAGTGCTACTGGTTCTGGTAAGCTGTCACACTGTACCTTGCACCAGTAGTCCTTATAGTAAATCTCACCAGCCTGTTCAGGTGTGAGGTTCTTAATATCAACGTCTGGGTATGCCCGTTTGGAGATACCGTATTTGGTCTCCCCGCCTGGGTCTTCTGGATGATTAACGTAGCCACCTTCATGCTTCAGAATTAAGTCTAAAGCTGTCTTGAAGATGTCCATTGTTATTTCTTTTTTAGTTTCTCAGCTACGCCTTCAAACGCTCCACCACCGAAGTAGAACATGACGATTGTGAGCATGATTTCACCAATGTAGAAATCACCTAAGATTTGCTTCACTGCCTCAATATCTCCCTTACCGTATAGGGTCATCCCTAGTACGATAGCGAAACAGAGCAGGAATGTTGATGCGAACATAAGTGCCAAGTAGCGTTGTGCTAACTTAAAGGGAGCATAAGCCCCCAGTAAGTCAGTCTTAGCTTTGGACTTAGCCGCAATTTCTTCTTCAGTGCTAGTGTGCATTGAGTCAATAAGGTCAATACCTTTACTGATAACATCACCAGACCCGAAGATTTTAGCTAATACTCCAAACATATTAATGCCTATTTTGTAGCTGCATCAGCGCCTAAGCGCCATTCAAGTTCCTTAATGGATAGACGCATCTCAGCGATGTCAGCTTGGTTAGCATATTTGTACATAACGGTTTCCATCTTAAGTTGCATATCGTTAAGGGTCTTGAAGTTCCAAGCCATTAACGCAACCAAGATGCCTAACACCGTCTGGATGATTTTCTGTTCCATCTCACTTGTCCTGCTTTGAGTCTATCTTGGCTTCTATGTGGTCGAGCTTTTCGAATAACCTAAGCATGATAGAGTTGAACTCTTCCTTCTTAACGTATTCTCCTGCTACTAATACCTCGATACGGCTGACCTTATCAGCTAGTTCTTTGTCTGAGGTCTGTAAGTCTTTTACAGCATCCCAGATAGCCTTAGTGATAAAGCCAAGTACCGTACCGAAGCCACCTAGAACCCAGTTAATGAGTTCTTGGGACATCATAAGGCTCCTATGGTGCTACAGGCCACTCAATGTTGAACGGGTCAACCTGAGCAGTAACATCACGGAGAGCCTGTCGATAAACATCCCAAGCAGTTACCTGCTCTGCTGTTAAAGGCGTGTTAGGTAACTGAGTCCAGTCACAGCGAGCGAGAAGGTTGTTACGCTTAACACGTACCTCTTCCCACCCTTCTGCAACCTTAGAGTCTACTAGAGCTTGTAGGACTTGAGCCTCAGTGAACTCGCCTACTTCTTCTGTGGTCTCGTAAGTAACTGCACCTGTAACTTTGTCTTTCCAAGCATGTACCTCAACACCTTCAGGACATAGCGACTTAACAGCAATAGCTACATCTAGTGATTCATAATCATTAAACATTCTGCGTTACCTCCTGAAATAAGAACGAGGCGTTGTAGATTGTCTTGGTAGAGGTAGCTGTACCACCTGCATCATATACCCACATACGGAACATGATACTGTCGTTCCCATGACCATTAATGCCAGCGGTGTATACAAGTGTACCTCTGTTGTAGTTGGCAGTGCCTCGGTCAGCAAAGCGGTTTTGATGGACTACAGAGTCACCTAGAGCTGTCCACACAGTTCCCCCATCATATGAGTACTGGATTTTCATACTAATTCCAGGGTCATCAGAGTTCTCTACGTAACGAGCGTTCGCGTTGGCTGTTACATATATACGAGAGGCTGGGTCTACACGGCTGTAGGTTGTTACTAGATGAGCAAGGTCAGTAGACCCTGTTGCAGAAGCGTCAGTACTAGATGCTATTAGTGATGTATTTAGGACAGTGCCAGGAGCGAAGTTATAGAGGCGTTTACCGCCCCCATCCATAACCTCTACACCCTGCACTGAAGTACCAGCTTCAAAGGTTTCTTCAAGCTGGTTTACGAAGTCAGCCATACGTCTGCTTCGAGAGCGTCTTCTAGCCATTATAACCACTCCTCTGCTGGTTTAGTTGGGAATGTAGCTTCAGTGGCATCACTCTGACGAATAGCCCGAACTTCTGCGCGGTAGTCAAAGAAAGCTTGTTTACATTCTTCTGTTAGTCCGTTGTTAGGGAACTGAGTCCAATCGGTCTGGTCTAAGAGAGCTTGCGCTGTTTCTTTGATTTCTTCGCGATTGTCGCTGTCGGTCATTTCTTGTTGGTGTTGTATGAACTCTTGCTTTTCAGCTTCGGTCATCTCAATGTACTCACAAGTGCCATCTTTATTTGGGATAGCGGTGACATACGGGTGATTAAAAGGATTACTCATCGTTTAAGCCTCCCTAATACTCTAACATGGATGTTTCTGAAGTTACCTGCTGAGGTGTAAAGATACACACCAGTTAAGTCTCCTGACTCAGATACGGTATGTCTCCCGCAACCTGACCAGTTCATAGGACGGGAGTTCCCGTCCATGCCTTTAGTCCAACTGTGATACGCCCTCTCAATAGAAGCAGAGTAGGAATCTCCAGTATTACTTCTCGAAGGATAAGGGAGGAACAGTTCTCCATAAGTGAAATGAACAGTGGCGTCGTGGGTGTATCCTATACGTGCGTAGTTGGTGTCCCACCCACCGTTTGTGTTATCAGACGCAGTAGTACCATCGTAATAGTTACGAGTAGCCGCCCAACGATAGTTAGATGTTGATAAGGTGGAACCATCAATTATATATCTAAAATTAACTGTCGCACTGGACGTTGTTCCCATATTCATTAACTCTAGCTTTATGGTGTCATACTTAGTAATATCACAGCCTAAGTTAGCAAAGAGTAAGGTGTAGTTAGCTACATCAGCGGTCTGGTAAAATTCACCACAGTATTCCCAAACACCTTTGTTTCGGATACCATTAGGAATTACTACAGTACCGTCTGGAGCAATTTCCACACGCTCTTGGATAGCACCACCCGCTTGTGAGGTGTGGAACTTAATACGCCCATCATCTTTATTAGTAGCATCGGAACCTGTTTCAAAAGTTAAACGAGTAACTTCATTAGCGCCCCAGTTAGCACTGATATTACCAATGTACTGGTCTATATCTGCCCTATCTGCTCTAAAGTTGATACCGTTCCAGTAGTTTACATCTGAGCCAATTTTAATGACCTCTTTACTAGCGGAATTGGCGCTTACTCTAAGCTCTTTGTTGGGGATGCCTACATTACCTAACGAGTAGCTAATATCCTGAGTACCAGAATCTACTACCCAAGGATTAGCCGCTACGTTAGCCGAAGCCAAAGCATTAGCTTCAGAGGTAGCTGCATTAGCCTCAGATGTAGCACTAGCCGCTTCTGAGTTAGCCGCTGCGGTAGCTGAAGAAGCCGCAGAGTTCTCAGATGCCAAAGCAGCCGCTTGGCTAACTTGAGCAGCATCACGCGCACCAAGAGCTGTATCACGGTAGCCTTGAGCAAGGTCACGCGCACTTTCAGCAGCCGCTTGAGCTGCATCAGCTTCATCACGGAACGTTACAAGCTCGTTGTACTCAAGAGAGTCAAACGGGTTAATCTGTACTACACGGATTTCATCGTCTACAGATGCCCCAACGACTAGGTTAACGGTAGCTGTAGCATAGTCCATTGTGTAGTCGACTGTAGGTTCAATCAAGATACCATTCTGATACACGAACTCAGTAGCGCCATCGACCAAAGTCATTAGGTAGCCGTTCTTATCAGTACCTACAAAGGCAGTCTGGTTAGCTATAGCTACGTAGTTGTTCTCACGAACCATTGCCTCAGAGTACGCAGAGGTAAGCTCCCACTTAGTTCCAGTGTATGTGTACAACTGGTTCTGAGTAGTTGAGTACCAAAGGTCACCCTGAACCATCCCAGAAGTAGGCTGAGTAGATTGAACGAAGTAACGGTCAACCAGCTTAGTTACATCAGTTGAGATGTTAGCTACAGTGTTGACGTCAGTAATGTTAGTACCAACTGTGTCTACAGCAGTGATGTTACCTGCAACTGTGTTGATTTCAGACACAGCTTCGTTAAGGTCGTTAGCCGCAGTGATGACTTTATCAATGTCATTAGCTACAGTATTAACATCAGTCATATTTGCAGCAACAGTAACTACGTCAGCAATGTTGTCACCAACGTTGTTAACATTGTCGATATCACCAGCAGTAATATCTACGTTACCAATAGACGCTTCGACTGTATCTACATTGTCTGCTGATTGTGCTACACGGTTAACGTTAGCTATATGTGTAGCTGTTGTATCTACGTTAGTAATAGCATTACCAACTGTGTTTACATTAGTGATAGACCCAGCAACAGTATCAATCTCTGACACAGCTTCGTTAAGGTCATTAGCTACAGTGTCAACGTTGTTAATAGACTGGTGAACACGGTTAATTGCTGGGAGGTTAGTAGTGATGAACCTACGGTTTACCGCATCGGTATCAGCTACAGGGTCAGCTACGCTTTTAATTACACGGTCTTGACCGTCCCATTTACCATCCACATCTACCTGCATGGTCTGCTCTACTTTATCAAGAGCTTCCTGAGCCGCATGGTAAACCTGGATGTTAGACTTATCCAAGTCTTCTTCTGTCAGTACCGCACCAGAGGCAAAGTCTACTGCACGTTCAGACAGGTTTGTAGCACGTTCAATACGTACTAGAGCACCGTTTGCTGGTGCAGGAGTGATATCAATTACATTAGAAGAAGTGAAAGTGAATGAGGCTTCTGCCCCATCCACGTATACAGACACTTCACCTTGGTCAATGTAATCGAATGGAATGTTAAATGTGTTACCGCCAGAGGCGATTACCTCAAAATAACTATATGCCATTATTAATTACCTATTAGTGGAGAGTTTAGTTCTCGTAAGCGTTGTTCATTATTGTCTATGAATTTATCCATAACCTGAGCTTCGCCACGCATAGCCTGAACCTTGTTGAAGCTTGTGCGCTTCCATAGCTCATGCTCTTGTGGGAGAACTTTAGGTAGTACTTGGTCGAACACGTAGCTCTCGTACTGACTGATTATAGAGTTCAATCGTTCCAAGCGTTTAGCGTCACCAAACTGCTGTTTATATACTTGAGAGTTCATCTCGTAAGTTAGAGCTTCTTCAAGAGTAGCCCCTTCCTTACTTGAACCTCCACGCATACCTTTAAAGCGGCTTGTGTGAGCAAGTTCACGCCATAGGTCATACACTGATTGACGACCATCTGGCTTAACTCGGATTTCGGTTAAGTCTACACCGTTACGTATTTTAGCAGGAGCGTTTCGGTTAGAACTCAAGCGCTTCATCTCTAAAGCTATCACATCTTCACTCTTAGGCTCTTGTGCAAAGCCAGAAAGAGCAAAGCCAGCGTTCTCACGAACTTGGATAGGACGGCCTAGGAAGTCTCGACGCTTATCGTAAGGGTCGTCAGGATTTTCTGAGTAGTACGCAGTATTAAAGATATTTTCTGGGCTAATACCAATGTTTACGAACATCTCACGGTCAGCTTCCTCTAATGCGAGCTTGTCGTTATACATACGGACAAAAGGCATCATCGTTTTAAGACGTTTTTCAAAGAACGCTGAAGTAGCGTACTCTTTACCTGCCTGAGCGTCCCCTACTAAGTTTACTATGTCTGAAACACCCGTAAGAGAAGGAACGTCAAAGATAGTTTTAGCCATCGTCAGTGCAGCGGCTACGAACATCGACATACCTTGTTCATGGTTGTAGTTCAGCGCTTCGTACATAGCGCCTTGCACCATGAAGAAACGAGCAGCAGGGTCACCCCTACGGATTGATATACGATTCCCTTCATCGTCTAAGATTGAGTAAGGGAGGTCGCCAGCGGTCTCTCGTACTTTCTGGTTATTGTAATTACGAACGTTACCTGGGCCTTGTAAGTCGCCTGTCATGGCAGTGGTCATTGAGGCTGTCCAGTATAACGTACCGATATTGATAGCCATCTCTGCGCGAGCACGTACCTGCGGGTCTTTACTAGCTAAGGCTTCTCTGAACTCTTTACTAAGCAGTTGTAAACCAGGCGTCCTTTCAGAAGCCCAAGAAATTAGGTTCGTTGGGGTACGCACGAAAGGTGCAATCTGACGGAATACTGGGTGCTTATTTATGAAAGAGTTAGACATTTTGCCGAACCTTCCAGAAAAATCATCCTTAAAGTCCCCTTGGAAGGTGACTTCACGGGATTCATTTAAAGCCGCTTTTAGCAGAGGGTCTTCAGGCTGAACGCCACGACCTACAGCGTCGATGTGCTCATCAATTAGACGTTTAAGTTCAAGGTTAGCCCACTGAGTAGCTTCTTTAGTTGTCTTAAAACCACCATCAACACCTACACGCTCAAGCGCCATATCAATGACATCAGCTCGTAGTTTACCACGGAACGCAATCTGCTTGACCAATTCATCGGTTGAAAGCATCCCACGACTACCCACTAAGCGTACTATGTTACCCGTTAGGTTCATAGCAGCCATGCCTAGTGACTCGCCTTCAGGTTTAAGCTCATTTAGCATCTTCTTAGGATTATGAGGGCTAAGGTTGCTTAAGGTGTAGTTCCTATTACCTATAGCAATCATATCGTCATTTTCACCAGAGAAAGCACGTCCAGGGTCAATACTGTTTCTAGCATTGTTAAAGGTACGCACAGCGTGCCATAGCGCTGTCGGTACAGCTTGCACCTCTCCTACTACTTGGTTTACAGCGTTACGCATTTGACGAGTGTTGCCAGATTTAATGCCAGCTCCAAGTTCAATTACATTACGCTCTACCATGTGAGCCATTGAGGATACAGTGTTTACTCCCAATGTTGTTGCAGACGCTAGTAGCTGGCTAATCCAGTATTCGTTCACTGCGTTTAGAGTACGGCCTTTCCAAGTTGGGCCTTTCTCTTTAGCGAGTTTAAGACCAGCAATAGCTTCTTGAGGTGTTATAGTCTTTTTCTGAAGCTGGGTAATAAGGCTAGCATACTCACTGGGGGGTACTCGGTTACGCAGTTTCTGTAACTGTAAGTCACGACCAGACTGAGTAGAGAGGTCTTCACTTAAATTAATAAGCTTATCAAGAACATCCACACCAGCCCAAACGTCACCGTCGTTCGAGTCTAGTCTTTTCAAGAACCCGTCGTACAGCTCATTCTCTAGCTTAATAACTACAGCTTTGAACGCAGTAGAGTCCTTAAGCGCAATATCGCCTTTAGTGTACTTATCATGCAAATGGTTAAGTAATTTCTCAGGAGTCAAGTCATCGGTGATTTTGATACCTAAGTCAGAAACAAGTTGCACCCCATTAGCTAAAGCCTGTTCATTAGGGACAGTATGCCCAACGCCAGTTGAGTTACGGTCAAGACGCTGACGGGTTGTGTCACCCAAGTTCCGCAAGAACTCATCACGAGCTGCCTGACGCGCTTCCCCAGTAATTGATGGGTCAGCTAGAACCTCACGCCATTTCTGAGACGCAGCCGCAGTTGCCTGAGCTGAATCCATGTCAGGACGGATAATAGGGTCTTTCTCTATAGCAGGGGCATTTGGAGTAGCTTTATCAGCTTTACCACGGATGGCTTTAATACCAGCTCCGCCCATGCCGATTACGCCACCTATTGCGCCACCTAACGTGCCAGAGATTGCGCCATCTACACCAACCTTTTCCCAGTCAATGCCATCTTGCATACCTAACTCTGTACGAATTTCTTGGCTCCCTGCGGATAGACCTGTGCCTACAGCAGTCGCTTGAAGAGCACCACTTTTAGCAGCTTTAACCCCCGCAGAAGCTACTGCCTGTCCTGTTTCACTCTTAATTTTATTCTTAATAAGTCCTTCTAGTAGCGTTTTACGGACAGCGGCTTTGGCTACCTGCTTACCTGCGATAGAGGCGGCAGTACCAGTACCGAAACTGAAAACACCCGCAAGGTTGGCAGGGTCTAATAGGTTAACCTCAGCATGGTCTAGGAAAGCAGACCATTTCTTGTTGTCATCGTCATGGAAAGGAACAATGTTGTCCCAAGCACCAAACATAACTGCTAGTGACTGACGTTCACGCTCAGACATATCACCCGCACCATTAAGGCGAGATACTAGAGTACCCATAGACAACGTGTTGCCTTCAAAGTAACGCATCTGCTCGTAGTAAGCATCTGTCAGTTCCTCTGGAGTACCCTCCCAAGGTTCACCTGAAGTCTCTTCAAAGTAAGTCTTGGCTGCATTTAGGATAGCCTTGTTCTGGCTTACATCCTTCCACATCATTTGTTGTTGTTGCTGGACTTCAGGGTTTAAAAGACCAGCTTGTTCATAGTCTTGGTAGAGTTTCTGTACTTCTTGGTCTGAAAGCTCACGCTCAGAACGGTACTTCACTCCTCCTAAATCATAGTCAAAACCAGCCATTAGTTATTCCTCGGAGTTACTTTAACTGTTGTTGGGTTACCCGCAGAGTCAGTAGTGGTTATCGTTGTAGAACCATCAGAGTTCTGTGTAGAAGTGGCTGCGGTACTTACTAATGTTGATAATTCACTAGGTGGGCGTGTAGACACCAAACGGTTGATGATTGCGTCATTGAGCTGACGAGACAGATAAGGGTCACGCATAATGCTCAGTAGGTTTGGTTGTCCCGTACCTGAACGAGATACCATGCTCTGATAAACTTCAGGGCTTGTGTACATCTCTATCAGCCTAGGCTCACGGTTAATCTGAATCCAGATACGCTCTAGTTCAGTCTCAGCCTGTCGCCAGTAAGCATCTGCTTCTGGGCTAACAAAGGTACGAATGTCCTTACTAAACGCATCCCATACTTCGTACTTCTCAGCCACATCTTTAATAAGACCTTTGTACTGAGGAGACTGGAATACTTCTACGCCTGTCTGACTAGCGCCTGTCTGGATACTACGAAGAGCTTGCTTCTGAGATAGTGATAATTGACCAAATGGTTTCTTATCACCAGCAATGATGTCGCGCAGATGAACCTCTCCCTCTGGGCTAGTAAGTTGTGAGAAGTAGTCCCAAGCTTGGACGTACAGCTCATCTGTCATGGGCTGGTCATTACGTAGTTGGTTCTCAACACTCTTGTAAGCCGCAGACAGTTCAGCCGTATCAATCTTACCGTATTGACCTTTAGGCTGGAAGTCTTCTAGTGAGCCACCGTTATCAATGTGCTGGATAATCTCGCCACGTAGAGATTCGTTCTCATTGTTCTCCTGACGAACATCACGGTAGTACTGCGCTTGCTCCAAAGCGTCCTTACGAGAGATAGCCTTGTCGATGATTGTATCTAGGTCACGAGCAGACCAGTGTTTAGTACCGGAAAGCGTACCAGAGCCAGCTTTAAGCTGACGGGCCGCTGTAATGAAAGCGCCAATCTCTTGAGGGTTCTGAGAGACACTAATCTTGTCAGCTACATAGCCAACCATTTTTTCGTTAATCTCAGCACCAGAGAAACCGCTGTCAAAGCTATACAGGTTATCCGCTAGGTTGTTTAGGCTGGTTGCTACAGCGTCAGGAGATGTTAAGTCAGCACCAAAAAGCACAGCTTCAGCTTGGTTGTTGAAAGATTCAGTGACCATGCTGTCAGCGTAGTTTCGTGCTTCAGCTATCTGCATACCCACAAGCTGGCTCTCAATCTGAGAGGTGTAGGTTTTGATACCTGCCATAACACCAGCTTCGCCAGTGTATTCTTTGAACTGGCTGGCTACTTCTGCTGTATTATCTGCAATCCATTCTTGGAATTGTACAGGGTCTAATCCTTGCAGGGTCTTACTCTGGATGCCTTCTTCGTAGCGTTTACGCAATTCAGCGTTAATGCC